TCTTCATTCACAATGGCGCAACTTGTTGTACCATATTCTTTGAGCAAACACTCATTGTCGTCCTTTCAGTATTATTATCCTGGTCGTGAAATAGAACCAATTATTAGTGATGATGTTCACCCTCACCCCCTACTGGCTTTCGAGCGTCAGCGTTTAGAAAAGTTAGTTGTTGAAATGATTCGTCAAGAAGACCCTTATGGGCGTATAGTTGATATTGGTGGAAATGCCAAAAGACAGCATAAACTAGGAGTTTTTTGCTGTTGTCCCTTGTTAGACGCCGTTGACTACGGTCGCAATAGTCGTTATAGTGGTTTGGATAACTACTGTGACCACAAATTCCAAGATTGCGACTGTGTCGACCCTGCGACTTACATGTGCGTACACAGCTTATATTATCTTAGTCCTGATGATGTCCTATATGCCCTTAATCGATGCACAAATCATGTCTTGTATTCAGTACATCATTGTTTCGACAACGTTTATGGTAGTATCGCTAGAGGTGAAGCATCCTATGTTGTGAATAGTCCACACCAGGTTGTTATGAATACTCAAGGCAATTCATTCTCTTACAAACACAATCCTTTAACTTGGCTGCGCCCAGGTTTTTACTCTAATGGGATCCATGCTTGTTCATGGACCACCATACATACTGGCCCACATAGTGTAGTGGTCAAGTTTGTCAAATGTCGTCTTGATGCAGTTCCAGTTCCGATACTGCCTATCTCTTTCTCCAGTGCTTTAACAGACGCAAATTATTATGGTGATGTTACCTTTTCTGGTGCGTCATTTTCAGGTGCAAATCGTGACACTGTCAAAACTTTGTTTACCAATATAGCGGTTCCTATAACTCGATTATATTCTTTCGGTCCGAGCTTAATTGCTGATACTAAAGTCTCTGAGACTTTTGTTGCCCCTAAGACTTTTATTCATGAGTTGACCACTAGAATAGTAGGCAAGCCTCGTGACTCTGTCACTTATTCAAATTTGATGCATACGGCCCGTGACATGATTAAAAGTTACGATGTGCCGCCGGAAATGATACCCAGAACTTTAATATTAGCCACTTATTTGGCGTTTTATGCCACTTTGCACTTAGAGGTTGAGACAATGCAAACAATGATAGACGATCATTCAAATAATTTTGACAGGCTTAATTCTTTGATAACTAAATTTACACGTTTACCAGTATATAGTTCTGAACGAGTGTACCAGGCCATCCTTGTTATTTCTTGTTTCTTATATCTTAAGAATTTTAGGAATCTTACTGCCCAGCACGGTGTTTATGGTGCTGTTGCGATTGTCTTTGGAGTTTATTTTTGTTACTCCCGGCTTCAGCTAGGGGCCTCCATTGTTGATGCTCTCTTTAATAGACATCAAAATGGACAAAATCCAATAAATTTTCTGACTCAGTCTGTATCAAATGTTAATTTGAGTTCCTTTTCAGTTAATCCCAGAAATTTAATCAAGTATTGTTGGACAAAATTAAAAGGCCTTGTCATTGATGAGGATATCATTGTTGAATCACCTGAGTATCGGGTTGATGATGTGAAGCAGGGTGCCGATCGTGAGTGCTTGTCTTTGGCAGGCATTGTCGATCCTTATGTGGCGCCAATTGTTCATTCATCAACCATGCATAACGAAGTAGTTGCAGTGGTTAATCGTGGCCTTAAGGTCTCTAATTTTGTCGATGTTGATATTTTAGATCAATTCTGTGATGAGATGGTATCTATTACACATTCTTACTTACCTCCGAAAATTTTATCTGCTAGTTATAAATACTGGAACTCTAGGTATCCAATAACTCAGCAACAGCGACACAATAAAGTTTACAATGTTATTTTAGATTCATCAACTCCAGATGAGTTGGATTTCAAAATAAAGGCCTTTGTTAAAAGGGAGAAATTATTACATGCCTCAATTGAGATTAGCGAAAAAGATCCAAGATTAATCCAAGGACGCACTGATTCATTTAATGTTGCCACTGG